AAAGAGCAGTAATCAAAAAAGCCAAAGGAGGTAAAAATGGCTGAAGCAAAAAAAGAGGTAGCAGACCCTAAATCTGCAAATGTGGTCGCTTTAAGTTCTATGTTTGAACAAGACCAAGATATGGGTAACGAAAATGTTGGTCAAGAAGATCTGGCTACACCGTTTCTCAAGATAATATCTGGTCAAGACGATGATATTATGAATGAAAATGACAATGCCAAAAAAGGCGACATTTATAATACGGTCAGTAAAGAGATCTTTAAAGGGAAAGACGGTATTAGAGTTATACCGTGTTCTTACCAAGTTCGCTTTATTCAATGGGCACCACGTGGCAATGGCACAGGAGCACCGGTTGCTATATACCTGCCTAATGAAAAAAGACCTGAAACACAGAGAGACGAAAACACTAACCAGGACAAGGTTGTAGGTGCCGACGGTGATTACATTGAAGAAACGCATCAGCATTTTGTATTGTTGTTGAAAGACGATGGTGCTGCTGAGCCTGCCTTGATTACAATGAAATCTACGCAGCGTAAAAAGTCAAAGAAATGGAACACGTTAATTAAATCCATTGTCTTGCCTAGTGCTAATGGCGCCTTTAGTCCACCACGTTTTAGCCATATTTATAAACTCACCACCGTTCCAGAGAAAAACGACAAAGGTAGTTGGCACGGTTGGGAGATGGCAAAGGACAGTATGGTTACTGATGAGAGCGTTTATAACCGGGCAAAAGCTTTTGCTCAAAGCATCAAAGCCGGTGAAGTGCCTGTTAAGCATCAAGCTGACAATGAGGGCAATCCGGAACCTGTAGCTGAAGATACTTCTAAAGACAAAAAAGTATTCTAAATACTTATGTCTACAACTGAAAAATTTGCCGCTATCTTTGACGGCCTGCGGTTGGCGTATGGCACGTTTAAGATTGACAAGAAGCAATTAAATGGTAAGAGCACGGGCCGTGCCGCGATCATTCGCGAACCACGGTCCACAGAGCTATGGGAGGGTCACCTGTCTGGTAAAGGCCGGGCAGTAGGTATCATACCCATAAACGAAGAAAACAAATGTGTCTGGGGATGTATTGATGTGGATCAATATCCCCTGGACCATAAAGTATTAGTGAAAAAGATAAGAAAACTAAAACTGCCTTTGGTGATCTGTCGATCTAAATCAGGTGGAGCACATTGTTTCTTGTTCTCCACAGAGTGGATTGACGCTGAAGATATGCAGAAAACATTACAGCAAATATCGGCCGCGCTTGGCTACGGCGGTAGCGAGGTCTTTCCTAAGCAGATAAAACTAAACCTTGACCGTGATGATGTAGGTAACTTCCTTAACCTACCTTATTTTGATGCCGAGAGTGGTCTACGATATGCCATCAAAGACGACGGCACAGGTGCCACGCTTGATGAGTTTATAGAACTGTATGAAAAATATAAACAGACACCTGAGCAACTATCCAAGATACGCATTGGTGAGAATATTAAAGAAGACATATTGGTTGACGGCCCACCGTGCTTACAAATATTAGCACGCAAAAAGATATCAGAAGGTGGGCGTAACAATGGATTATTTAATCTTGGCGTGTATCTACGCAAAGCATACCCGGACACATGGGAAACAGAGATACAAGTGTACAACACAAACTATCTTGAGCCACCTCTGCCTCTTGGCGAAGTTAATATTGTGGCAAAACAGCTACAGAAAAAAGATTATGCCTATAAATGTAGTGACTCACCTATCAACGCGCATTGCAACAAGACTCTATGTCTTACACGACGCCATGGCATAGGAGCGGCCATACAAGGGGCCATGATAGCCAACTTGCGTAAATATAACTCTGTACCACCCGTATGGTTCGTAGACGTCAATAGTGAGCCCTTAGAATTGGATACAGACGCATTACAGAACCAAACTACCTTTCAAAAGGCCTGTATGGAACAATTAAACTTCATGCCACAGTCCGTAAATCGTAATATATGGGAGACACGCATATCCAGTTTACTGCGTGAAATGCGTGAAAACGAGAGTGCTATTATAGAAGTGCCTGAAGACGCAAGCATCACAGGTCAGTTTTATGACCATCTTGAAGAGTTTTGTTCGCATTTACAGCAGGCACAAGATAAAGAAGAGATACTATTGAAGCGTCCTTGGACAGATGAAGAAGAAAACGTAACGTACTTCCGTCTTAAAGACTTTGAAAACCATCTCAAGAAACATCGCTTCTTTGAGTATAAGACATATAAGATGGCGCAACGACTACGTGACAGAGGCGGTGAGAGTAAGCTTATAAAGATCAAGGGGCGTCCTGTGCGTGTATGGAAGATACCCGCCTTTGTAAACAAGGAAGTAACAGTATCTGCGCCTGATTTTGGTATTAATGATAAGAAGGAGGTATTTTAATGTTAAAAGCCGATGGATTTGATAAGGCTGTAATAGGCATAGGCAGCCGGTGTGGTCAAAAAGATATTATTGCCTATGACAGAGATGAGTGTATAGCTATACTGTGTCGGCGTCATGGTATGCCTTACGAAGAAGCCGTGGAGTATTTTGATTTTAATACTGCCGGTGCTTGGGTCGGAGAAACTACGCCCATATTTATAAAGAGATATGGCAGTATGGAGGATCTTGAAGATGCACTTGAAATATAATCAGCGTAATAACGAAATATATTCTCTTAGAACAGATAAATTAATGACGCTGACAGCTATTGGAAAGATGTATGGACTCACTCGTGAGCGCATACGTGTTATAGTAAAAAAAATAGATGAGCAGAATGAAAACAAAGATATTCAGGATATACGGCCCACCAGGGACGGGGAAGACCACAGCTCTACTGAACAAGGTTGATGACGCACTAAACCAAGGTATTCATCCATCAAAGATAGGATACTTTGCGTTTACGCGTCAGGCAGCATATGAAGCGATAGAGCGTGCGTGTCAACGATTTAGTTTGGAGCCCAAGCAATTGCCATGGTTTCGTACCTTACATAGCTTTGCTCTGCGCTTGTCAGGCATACGCCCCGAACAAATTATGCAGGCTGAACATTACAGAGAGTTGTCACGCGCCATAGGCGTCAGTATTACTGTGGACAGGTTCAACGCAGAGGATAATATACTGGAGTCTAACGCAAACTCTGATCCCATATTAAGTATTATAAACCTGGCTAGACTGCGTAAAGTGCCTCTACGCTCTCAGTACAACAAATCAAACACCGACATAGACTGGGTAACACTATCCTACGTGGCCGAATCCTTAATTAACTACAAGAAACGATTACAGCTGTATGACTTTACGGATATGCTTGAGATATTTGTAAATGAAAGCTCTAAGTTCTGTCCGAATTTAAGTGTGAGTTTTATAGATGAAGCACAGGATCTCTCGCCTCTGCAATGGGATGTTGCGCATATAATAGAAAAATACTCCGATAAGATATACTGTGCAGGCGATGATGACCAGGCCATATACAAGTGGGCAGGTGCCGAAGTAGAGCATCTTATAGGACTCGACGGGGGTTATGAGGTACTAGAGCAATCGTATCGCGTACCACGGAACATTCACGCAATCGCCGCGCGTATATCAAAACGTATACACAGACGAGTGCCAAAGAGTTACTTACCTAAAGAAGAGGACGGTGAGGTACAGCGCCTCAATGATGTTAGTGATATAGACTTATCTGACGGCACTTGGCTCATACTGGCCCAGGCTAATTACTTTCTGCACAATGTTATAGATAGTCTACGCAGCAGCGGCCTACTGTTTGCGTATCACGGTAAACGGTCCATATCACAAAAAATAAGTGAGGCCGTTAATGGATGGGAACAAATGCGTAAAGGCAAAGCGGTAACGGCACAGTCGGCAAGAACAGTATATAGCTATATGTCTGTCGGCAATCGTGTAAAGCGTGGCTTTAAAAAACTACCGCATCTTATGGACGATGACGAGATTACACTAGAACAACTACAAGTAAATCATGGTCTACTTGCTACAAAAGATATGATATGGCATGAGGCCATGGACAGAATACCTGATGGAGAACGGGCCTATATTACCGCTTTGCTCAGGCGTGGAGAGAAGTTTAACGGCACGCCCCGTATACATTTGTCCACTATCCACGGATCTAAGGGCGGAGAGGCCGACAACGTCGTTCTCTTTACCGATGTATCACCTGCGGCATCAAAGGCCGCTGAGCAGGATCCTGACGAGCTACACCGGGTATTCTATGTCGGTGTAACACGAACTAAAAAAAACTTATATTTAATCGAGCCAGAAGACGCATTGAGGAGTTACAGCATATGAACAGGAAAGACATATTAGAGAAAGCCGAGAAGATGATTAACGGCCCACGGGCTAAGGATTACGGCGATGCCCATGAGAACCATGAGCGCATAGCTAAAATGTGGTCCGTGCTGCTTGAAAGAGAAGTCACCGTCGCGCAAGTATACCAATGTATGATAGCCGTCAAGCTATCACGCCTGATAGAAACACCAGAACATGAAGATTCATGGCTTGATATATGTGGATACGGCGCTCTCGGAGGAGAAAAATAATGTCTTTGCAGTTAGCGTTTGATACGCCAAAGTCAGAATGGCTGCCGCCTAGTGAGCTTCCTAATATATTTGACGCAAAGCAAATAGCTATTGATGTAGAGACACGCGATCCTAACATCAAGACCCTCGGACCAGGGTGGCCAACAGGCGATGGCGAGGTTGTTGGCTATGCCATAGCGGTCAATGACTGGGCAGGCTATATACCGATCCGTCACAAATACGGTGGTAATCTAGATGAGCGCATCGTAAACAACTGGCTGAAGAAAGTATTTGAGAGTCCTGCGGATAAAATCATGCACAACGCACAGTATGATGCAGGATGGATTCGGCGCATGGGTTTTACACTAAACGGTCGTATCATTGATACCATGCTGATAGCGGCCCTGTTAGACGAGAATCGTATGAGCTATAGCCTGAATGCCTTAGCTTATGACCACATAGGTAAGGTGAAGTCTGAGAAAAATCTCATAGAGGCCGCGCGTAGCTTTGGTTTAGATCCAAAAGGTGAGCTGTGGAAAATGCCTGCTATGTATGTCGGACCGTATGCCGAGGGTGATGCCTCTCTAACCCTAGAGTTATGGGGCTATCTATCGGGTCAGATTGGTAAAGAAGATTTATGGAACGTAGCTAACTTAGAGCTAGACTTGCTGCCCTGCCTCATCGATATGACCTGGCGTGGTGTACGCGTGGACCAGGACAAAGTGGAACGTACCCGTACCTCTCTCATCAAACGTGAGCAAGAAGTATTAAGTGGGATTAAAAAACTTGTAGGTCACGACGTAGAAATATGGGCAGCAGCCTCTATCGCAAAAGCGTTTGAGGCGCTAAGCATACAGTATCCACGCACAGACAAAGGTGCCCCATCGTTTACAAAACAGTTTTTAAGCGAGCATACACACGAACTACCGCAGCTTATTGTCCAAGCACGTAATCTGAATAAAACATCTGGCACGTTTATTAACACCATAATGAAGCATTGTCGGTCCGATGGTCGAATACATAGTCACATAAACCAGATACGCTCCGACGACGGCGGTACCGTGTCAGGACGTATATCCATGAACAACCCAAACCTACAGCAGATTCCCGCCCGTGATCCCGAGCTTGGTCCTATGATTCGCTCTCTGTTTCTACCGGAAGAAGGCGAACAATGGGCGGCTATAGATTATTCGCAGCAAGAACCACGAATCCTGGTCCACTATGCCTATATATATGGCAATAGCAGAGGCATACCACTCAAAGGTATAGACGAATTTGTCCACGGGTATCGGCATGATTCAAGTATGGACTTCCATACCATGGTCGCAGAGATGGCAAAAATACCACGAAAACAGGCCAAAACCATAAATTTAGGGCTCATATACGGCATGGGCGTGAAAAAAATGTCTGAACAACTCGATATATCGCTTGATGAGGCTAAGGATCTTGTCGCACAGTACAATGACCGTGTGCCCTTTGTCCGTGGATTGATGACTGGCGTGCAAAATAGACTCAACGAACAAGGCGGAAAAGGATCTATACGCTCGCTGCTTGGCCGTAAATGCCGATTTGATCTGTGGGAACCCGATAGTTTTAAGATGAACAAGGCCCTGCCCTACAGCGAGGCGGTCCTGGAATATGGGCCCACGACAAAATTAAAACGTGCCTACAGCTACAAGGCCCTGAACAGATTAATACAGGCCTCCGCAGCCGATATGACCAAAAAAGCTATGGTAGATATATATAAAACAGGACGATTGCCGCTTATACAAATACATGACGAGATAGCTATGTCCGTAAAAGATGAAAAAGAAGCAAAAACTATTGCAGAAATTATGGAAAATGCCGTAGACTTAGAGATACCGAGCAAATGTGACGTTGAAATTGGCCCCGATTGGGGAGCTGCTCAATAAAAACTGTCTGCTAACGGCATTTGTTCGGTTCTTTCCTCCAAGACTCAAGCCCCGACTTACGGGGCTTTTTTTCTTGATTTTATGTAAAGTATCCTATATATTCTTATAAAAATTATATAAAAGGCGTTTACATGGACACAGAAAAGTACAAATCTATCGTCACTCCGCGTGAGGTGTACAATAGTATTAAGAAAGATGCAGAGGAACGAGGCCGTACTATCAACACTCAGCTGAAAATGATGGCCCAGATCTATAATAAACTAAAGGATGACCTAGACCCACGGCCCAAGATTAGCTGAACCATGACGCCCACTATTCATTTTGTGCTGTATCTGATTACCTTACCCGATATTGAATCCGATAAACACGCCATCCATCGCCTTTACTTTGATAATCTTGAACAATGCCACTATTACGCAAATGCTCTAGGACAGCATTATGATCCTATTGTCAGAAAGCCTAACTGTGGTAAGGTAGATAATTATATAATAGAGGTCCGCGCACCCATGCCCAAGCCTAATTTTATGGATTAACTTTGGAAGATAAGTTTCACATTAATAATTTTGTAAAAAAGAAGAGCATGGACCACCAGGTGCGCCATTTCAGCAAGGAAGTTATAGATAAATTTAAGAGTATAACCCGGCGTAAAAAGAAAAAAGACGTTGATTACTCTAAAATTATGGACGATGAAGAGACAATTAAGCGCATAAAATCCGATATAAATAAGGGTTTTATCACACCAGACGGTTTTAATAATAAAAAACGAAAAAAAAGCTTGTAATATCTTATATATTCGCTTATCTTAGTAGATGAACAGGTTATCATAGGCCTGCTCCCGTAGTTAGTGGAAAGCCCTCCAGAGTTCTGGGGGGCTTTTTTTGTGTTGACTTGCATTTTTATACGTGCTTATATAAGATATTGTCAACTATAGGAGAAAAAAATGACCTGGGATGATTTAACCAAGGCTTTGAATAATCTAACAGACGATGTATCATACATAACAATGGATGATGATGGATATGTAACATTGCGAATAGGTAAGATAGATACAGATAGCCCCATACCTAGCGGCATTTTACGGGAATTACTAGGACTCTAGTGGAAGAAGTACTTAGATATATCATAACCTACGGGGAGCGTGGCTTGCTCCCCGATAATGACGAAACACGAAAAATTATTAAAATAGCTAAATATATACAATACACAAACATAGTATACATCGCCCAGGACTTTGAAAACCTGGCCGATATGATAATGAATGAGGATCGAGATGGACATAAGAAGCACTAAAACAGAAAAAAATCGCGTAAGACGTCAAGCATATATAGATGCCATGAAACATATGGGTAAGCTAGGTTTGAAGATCGAAACTATCACAGATCAGGTAGAAAAGATGATACTGGAGCATAAAAAAATTAATATACATAGTCAGGCCATATCACCTGAAGAGGCCTCATACAATAGAGGCGCCGTTGATGCGCTGACAAAAGTATTAAAGATGCTGCACAAAGATTGTAAGGACTTTGCCTGACACATTTGTCATCAAGCAAGAAGTAGGACCGGACAAGAAACTCCGTTATTACATCGAGGCAGCCGGGCATCGGATCACGAACCACGTTACTAATCTAAAAGACGCTGAGCAGATGTTGAAGAAACAAAAAGAGTTTGGAGATGGTCGCTTCCGAAACTACTGGCATTTGTTGAAAAATTAATGGGTTGACATTATCCTATATATATGTTATAATGGTTTTACAGCTTGAAAAAGTTGTTTTGCTATTTGACATCGTTGGAATCCATTCGTAGCCGAAATCGGCGATGATCGAATATTAACTTTAACTAACTAAAGGAGTAGACAAATGTCTAAGAAAAAATATAAACCCTTAACCACGGCTTATTGGTATATTCAAAGGCTTGAGAAGAAAGCAGATCAGTTTGATACAATCATGTCAAAAAAGATAAAAAGTTTTCTACCAAAAGTTTCAGAGCGAACATTATGGCAAATGCTTGGAGATAACTATGCATTTTACAAACCATGGTATTTTAATCGTAAAGAAAATTTTGAAGGAAAAGGTTGTTTTCCAAGGGCGTATTTAGAGCACTTTATTAGAGAGCATAAAAGTGACTTATCTTCACCTAAATCTACAATAACCTTGAATGGTAAGATAGTAAAAAGTTTTAGGGGCATCAATACAGAAAGTATTGTTGATGATTTATTGCGTAAATTTAAGGTACAGCCACCTGAAACTGGGCATCTTTTTGGTCGAGGAAGAGCGCATAGAATGCGTACTGAGGCTTTAATTAAATACTTGAAGTCATAATCACACCAGGGGCGGCAGCAATGCCGCCTCTTTTTTGTAACAGTAACACTATATATATCTGAGAAAGAAAAACATATTTTTTCATAACCCCCAGTTACCGGTGTTACCGCGTTACCACGCTTGTAAGCTTTTGATATATATAGAGATTATAGGTAACACTACAGTAACACTTATCAAAATACTAGTGTTACCTCTTATTTAGCAAAAGGTCTTATTGGGGCCGTGGGTCTTTTTTATTTTTTTTGTTTCAGCCATATATATAAGGGGATTTAATTATTTATGTTGACAACTATATACACCTTCCTATAACATCACATACACTAACTATTAAGGAGAAAAATATGAAAAATGATGATAAACTGGTCCACTATGCCCAAAATAAGCTGAGAAGTAAGCAGTTGATACAGGACTCTATTGATGATTTGAGAAATTCAATAGCACGAACTGAATATTTTCTGAGAGAGGATAAAGAAAGATTATCTAATATGTTGAAAGATTTGCAGAATCTTCAACCTATAAGAGCCAAAGTATTTCTTGATTTTAAGTGTGACCAATTTGTATCGGTCGAGACAACATTAACACCCGAAGAGGCGGAGTCTATGACGGAAGATGGTATGGACGCACTTAGAGTTAAGTATCAAAGTGAGGCAATAAAATTGTATGAAGAACGTATGTCCGAAGGAGATTTTGTTTGGGAACTAGACTTTCATCTGCAAGAGGCCGATGGGTCAGAAACGGAGATCAAGATATGAAGACATACAATGTTGCATTTACAATAGCTTTTGAAGTTCCAAAGTGTACTGATCCCAAAGGTGATGATGTTACAGCTAATCAGTTTAGACAAGCAATATTACTAAGACTTGCCGGGTTAGACGATAAAGAGTTATTAGAGGCTGTTGGTTTAGGTTTTGATAATTATGAGGACACTAACTGGATGTATCATAGCCATGCGGATACGCAAAATTATATTGGCTTATCTATGTTGGCGGATATTAAGAAAAATGAAAGGAGGTGAGAAAAATATTTTTATTGAATTGGTTGAGTAGATTATTGTACGGCCCCGACCACAGAAATTTAAGAAGAAGAGCCGACAATTATTTTAACAATAACAAACGAAAATAAAAAATTAGGCCGTTATCTTGACGGCCTTTTTTGTTTGTGATAAGTTGACAAATTCACATACAACTACGGAGTAAATAATGTTAAAAACAGTAGAGTCCTCACGAGGAAAAAAAACAAAAGGCCTGGCAATAACCTACAGATCAGGAACTAAAAATAAATTTGGCACCTGTCCACTTAGCTGCAAACTAAATGCGAGCGGAAAAGGCTGCGAGCAGATACAGATAGATCACGATTATCTTGACGCCTTAGCAGAGAGCAAACCAGAAAATGGAGAGGCGTTTACATACACACACTTTAACCCTTACTTTTGGTTTAAGAATAAATACAGGCTAGATCAATACACTACTATAAATTATTCTGCGGACTCTATTGCTGCTGTTGAACACCAGTTTAAACACAATAATATTCCAACTGTTTATGTAGTGAAAAAAGATTACTGGCAGGGAAAGAAAACTAAAACAGAGCGTGGTATAAAAATTGTGCGATGCCCGGAAGAAACAAATCCTGATAAAATTTCATGCATAAACTGCGGAAACGATAAACCATTATGCGCCAGGCAGCACAGAAATTATGTTATTGGATTTACTGCGCATGGTAACCAGAAGAAAAAAATAGAGCAGGACCAAAAAGGCGGATGCTATGCTGACGGCGGAAACACTAGAATTTGGTGGGATGAAACTGCTGCGCAAGATCAGAAAGAAACGGATGCTCAAAAGTTAAGAAAGTTTGTTAAAAGCTTACGTCCTGGAACTATACTACGTCACCACATAGCCGGGGATATCGGAAAAGAATAGTTGACAATATCACTTATACAGAATACTTTTTATTTTTTAACTAACTATGGAGAAGTAAATGGATTGTATTTTATGTGGTGGCGAGATTGAAAAAAAGTATAATAAAAAAGGCGTTATGTATTGGGACCAGGGAGAAAATGCACAACCACTAGCTGACGGGCAATGTTGTGGATCCTGCAACCGAGAGGCCGTAATTCCTGCCAGAATTTTAGAATTTACACAAACTACCCGACTTGCAAAACTTCGTAAATTCTTCGCAGATTTGAAAGAGAATGGTGGGGAAAGATTAACTGTGCTAAATCGCGACCACAGATATAAACTTAAATCGAATGCGCTATTAAGAGACTTATACGATCTTGAGAAAAAAATTTTAGAGAAAAAGCTTAGGCTATGGGGCCTATCCAGGAACAAAGAGTCAGGTTTTGAAGACTTAACTTTGATAGGCCTGGCAGAGAGACATTTTGCTGTTCAGCTGCCAAAAGAAAAATAGCTTGCACTATACGCGATATTATGAGATATTTTAAACGGGTTGAAATTCAGCCCGTTTTTTTTAACTAACTAACGGAGAAAAAAATGGAAACATCTACATATAAAACAGCAGCTTTTCAAAAAGGCATATCTAAAGAGGGTGCTATAGTAGCTAACAACTGGGCCAATAGACCAGAAGATGAGCGCTTTATTTCTCTTGATGATTTAATCAGCAGCAAGAGAGAAAAATCCAGGACTATGTCAGATTGTATTGTTGATGTTAATTCAAAAAACTTCAAAGTTATCGGCCAGGATAGCGAAACAAATTTGATGCAAGGAAAAATGTTTGTTGAGTTTAAAGACGAAACAACAGGACAATGGCATCAGACAGAGCCGACTAACTGGGGATTTAACCAGGTTGCAACTTTAGGATCAGCACCTGCCTCCTACATGAGAAAAATACCTGCATCACTCGCAGCTGAATGCGTCTACTGGGGCATAGCTAACAATAGAAAGAGTCAGTTTGTTAAACCTTACTCTTCAACTAATGGTACGCTAGCTGCTATTACAGGCCAGGACTACGGGCGGATTTATGACCATGATGTAGCACAATGTGTTAAAGATGCTATTTACAATACGCAGTTTAAGGTACCTGGAGCGCTAAATAATAACGGGGAATATGATCCTTTTTATGGAGTAAACAAAAAAAGCAGCACAACTTTATTTGCATCCGATAGAGATATATTTTTATTTATGGTTGACGATCTAAATCCTATCGAAGTAGGCAAGCTGCCAAACGGCGATCCTGATTTAATGTTTAGAGGCTTTTATGTTTCTAATTCAGAAGTAGGGGCGAAATCTTTTAGACTTGGCACCATGTATTTACGCGGTATTTGTATGAACCGCTGCTTATGGGGAGTGGAAAATTTTCAAGAGATTAAAATTAATCATACAAAGTTTGCACTATCTCGATTTGTTGAACAAGCAGCGCCTGCGTTAAAAGATTATAGCAACGGCAACAGCCAGGCATTAATTGAAGGCGTAGATAAAGCAAAGGCAACGCAGCTTGCTAGTACCGATGAAGAAATGATCGACTACTTTAGAAAAAGAGTAGGCCTATCTGAAAGAATGGCACAAGAGGCATTGAAGAGGCATGAAGAGGAAGAGCAGCACTCCGCAAGAACCGCCTGGGATGCAGCACAAGCAATTACCGCCGTAGCTCGTGACATTCCCCACCAGGATAGCCGATTTGATCTTGAAAAGAAGGCGGGGCAGCTGCTAGACAAAGTTGCTGCTTAAACGCTGCTAAACATAAACTAGATTAAGGCCCGTTTATTCGGGCCTTTTTTTTATTAGTTGATTAAATCCCGTAAAAACCTATAATCAATATTGCAATAATGCATAAACTAACTAACGGAGAAAATAAATGTATCATGGACATTTAGAATTGACGAACTCAACCGGGCATCACTTGCTGCCCGTCCTGCCCTCGATCTCAGCCATTACGGATCATATTATATCGCGCTGCAAATCTTCCAGGAGATACACAGCGGACCATATAAAGACAGTTGTTATTTATAATGGCAGAAACTTGCATGGACTCTATACCTGGGAAAAAACTTTGCATCATTACTGGGATAAACCAGGAAACGAAGACAAGGGTTATTTAAAGCTTATTAAAGATCCTTTTGTGCAGGTTGTAGGCGTAGACGGCAAAACAACTCTAATTCTTAACCCTCGGGGCGATCAATCGAAGGTAGACCAGGAATTAAACAAAAGAAAATGGGGACTGCCGACCAGGTACAAGAAGAACCTGGAAGAAAACCTGGAAGAGTTTTTGGACTCATCGCAATCAGCTGCAAAAGGCCAGGTTGAAGAGGCCACTTTAAGCAGCAATAAACCCGGTAATATATCTTTGAGTGTGCAAGTACCTGCCGCAGCTGCTGCAACACCTGAAGAGGCCTTAAACCTTCCCTGGGTTGCTAAGGTTAATGCAGGTCTTAATCAATACGAGATTAGGACCAAAGACGGCAGCCGAACTTTTCAGAGTTATAAACACCGCATAGTTTACCAGGCGCCAGATGGGAAGACTTACTTGGACCGCATACACTGGGATTTTTCAAAAACTACCTCTAAATATAGAGCACTCTTTTTAAATGAAACCAGGAAAGAAACCGAGGCCAAAATTAAGAGCGGAGAATATACCCTAGTTAATTTAAATATTGGAAGGCCTCCTGCGCGATGAAAAACCCGAGCATAAAACAACTAGAAAAACTTTTAGAGTTATACCAGGAGGAATCTAGTAAAGGATCTTTTCCTGGTACGCTCGGAGAGTTTATTGACTCTAGAAACTCAATACTAGGAGAAGAGGCTGCTATAGTTATCAAGGCGCGGAATCAATACCTGGTAATAGAAAACGATGGTTATACGCACACATAAACCAGGTTAAACTTCTAATAAATCAGGCCCGTTTATTCGGGCCTTTTTTTTGACTTTTTAACAGTTAAACACGCCCAGGGCCGAGGCCCTCGAGCAGCTCCAAACGTACCAGGTCGCGCGGATCCTGGATAGAAAACCCCGAAACATGGCACCAGGACCAGGGAAAACCGCAGCTAAACTTTCACCCGGTCCAGGCAAAAACCGCAGCTAAACTTTTAATAATTACGCGCAGGAAACGAAACCTGGAGCAGTAGTTTAGGATCAGTTTACGCGCCGCAGCTGCCCCAGGTCCATCGCGCCCGGTCCAGGGAAAACCGCAGCGCTTTAGATCATGCACCAGGGAACGCGTTTCCAGGTCCTGGAGTCTAGTATATACGCCCAGGGTCCCTCGGTTATCGGGTCAGTTTACGGCAAAAAATCGCCGATTTGATCGGTCCAGGAGCGGACGCCGTGGTGCTGTGCTGCGCTTGCATGGGCCATGTTTTTCACGAATAATCACATAAAAAATCGTACCAATGTTTCACGTGAAACAATGCCTATTATTTGTGCAAAAAAAAGATTCTTGTTAACTGCCTAAAAACCGTGCATATTATGCCTGTTTACTGTTCACTTATCCGAGGGCCGAGAATGACGAAGAAAAAACTAGGAAAAGCGGGTATACGCTACGAGACACGCGGACGAAAACCCGCAACTATTCACACACCATTGACACGAAAACAGGAACTGTTTGTCCGCGAACTGGTCAGCAAGGATGGCCAGATAACCATGAGAGAGGCAGCAGAGAATGCAGGGTACGGTGTATCGAGTGCACACACACGTGCGTATGAGTTAACGAACCCAAATGTATCGCCTCATGTTGTTCATGCGATCAAAGAATATCGGCGTGCTTTGGATGAGAAGTATGGTATTACCTTTCATCGTCACATTAGAGATTTACAAAAGATACGGGACGAGGCTCTGGCAAATGGGGCCTACTCCGCAGCGGTGCAGGCAGAGTTCCGTCGTGGCATGGCGCAGGGTGATATATACGTGAATAAATCAGAGATACGAACCGGGAGCATAGACAGTATGTCTAAGGAAGAAGTTATGAAAGCATTGAAAGAGATAAAGGAGAGTTATGCCCCAGTCACAATCGACATCACCCCAGAAGATAACGATAGCCGTGAAGAAGGAGAGCGGCTTTTACAAACAGGTAAAGGAAGCGGCGCAAAGAGTAAGTCGAAAGCTGTCGCTAACGCGAATTGAGAACTGGGTCGGAGCCGGAATCCCAGACGTCCTCCTCTGTGATACCCATGGTTGTTTTCATTTTGTGGAGCTTAAATTTACGAAAACGAACAAAGTAGATCTGCGCCCGTCCCAGGTATCGTGGCTCACGAAACACAAACACGCGTCGTGTTGGATTTTGATTAAGAAGCAGCCGACACCGGCGGACAGAGCAGAGATGTTTTTGTTTAAGGCCGAAGATGCGGTAGACTTAAAGTTAGATGGGTTGAAAGATAAGAAGCCGGAGTTTCATTGTATGCAGCCGTTTCGTTGGGACGATATGTTTTTTAAGATTGTAGGGGCCCCCTGATGGATGTTTCAGAACAGGAAGCCAAGCTTAAATTAAGATTAGCGCAGATAGAAAAGCACGAGAAGTGTCAAGAGGACTTTTTAGTTTTTGTAAAAAATATGTGGCCGGACTTCATTGCGGGTAGGCATCATAAGATTATTGCCGAGAAGTTAGAACGTGTGGCACGCGGTGAGCTGAAACGTTTGATTATTAATATGGCCCCACGGCACACCAAGTCGGAGTTTGCAAGTTTTTTGTTTCCGGCGTGGATGATGGGTAAGAACCCTAAGATGAAGATTATTCAGGCGACACACACCACGGAGTTGGCGGTGAACTTTGGTCGTAAGACCAAGAACCTCATTGATAGTGATGACTATAAGGATATCTTTCCGTCTGTTAATTTGTCTGCTGACAGTAAAGCATCCGGGCGGTGGGACACGACATCGGGCGGTATGTATTATGCGGTTGGGGTTGGTTCGAACTTAGCGGGTCGTGGTGGAGATTTGGTGATTATAGATGATCCGCACTCGGAACAGACAGCAATGTCGAACACGGGTTTTGACGATGCGTGGGACTGGTACACTGGGGGCCCCCGACAGAGACTACAGCCGGGCGGCAGTATTGTGTTGGTTCAGACGAGGTGGTCCGAGAAGGATATGACGGGACAGTTGCTGCGTGCGATGGCAAAAGATGAATTAGCGGACCAGTGGGAAGTTGTAGAGTTACCGGCGATATTTGACGATGGCAGTCCTTGTTGGCCAGAGTTCTGGAGCCTCGATGATTTGACAGCGGTGCGTGCATCTATTCCGCCTAGTAAATGGAACGCGCAGTATCAACAGAATCCGACGGGTGAGGAAAACGCTATTATTCCTCGCGAGTGGTGGAAGCGTTGGGACAAAGAGAACGTGCCTAATCTTGAGTTTGTAATACAGAGCTACGATACAGCGTTCACGAAACGCGAGACATCGGACTATAGTGCGATAACGACATGGGGCGTGTTTTATCCGGAAGAAGCGGGTGGGCCCCCGGCCCTGATACTTCTTGATAGTCAGAAAGAGCGGTGGGATTTTCCTGAGTTAAAGCAGGTGGCGTTGGATCAATATAAGTACTGGGAGCCGGACACGGTGATTATAGAAGCGAAAGCGACAGGGCTGCCCTTGACCCACGAACTACGAAACATGGGTATACCTGTTGTCAACTTTACACCGAGTAAAGGTAATGATAAGGTGACGCGCGTGCACTCTGTATCGGTGCTTTTTGAAGCGGGCATGGTGTACGCACCAGACACTAAGTTTGCGGATGAGATGATAGAGGAGGTTGCAGCTTTTCCAAATGGGGAGTATGATGACCTTGTGGATAGTATGACACAGGCTTTAATGCGGTATCGTCAGGGCAACTTTGTGCAGCTACCAAGTGATGATTGGGATGAGGATGACAACAACGTGCAAGTAAGAGCGTACTACTGATGACGGAACAACGGTTTGGTATTTTTGGCAAAGATGTAACACGGTACATACCTCCTGAACTACGGCCCTTTGCAAAAACGGCAGTAGATATGAATCCTGTGACTGGGTTTCAGCGTGCCGGTCAGGCTTTAAAGGAGGGTAAATATGGCGAGTCAGCTTTGGAGACAGGTATATTGGCGGCTGCTCCAGTTGCTTACTTTGGGAGAAATTTAATTAAGCCTTCACTTACAGCAGGCGTAGATGCTTTAAAAGAATTGTTTTTGTTAGGCGCAGCGGATGATGTTGCTAAAAAGACACCTGCGGCCAAGCAAGGTTTGTCGCGTCGTGAGGTGCTTACGGGCATGGGGGCAGCTGCTTTAGCGGCGCCGGTTGGTAAAGGTATTGTTGATCTAGTGCCTCCTGCACCTGCGGCCAAGGTTGCTAAGACCGCGTTGAAAGGTCCGTTAGCCGCAGCAGTCGCTAAGGCCGATAAGTTACGAGATTTTGCTTTTGGTTCTTTAGCCGACACATATAAAATGAGGACAGGAAAAGATTTTAAAAAAGGTATAGATATTTTATCGGAGGGTCAAAAAACCACGGAGCTGATGAACGATCTGACTGTATCACTTAATAAAGATCTTGAAACTTTTTTAAAAGGTAAAACATACAAAGATTTTATGAAACTGAGTGATGAAGAGCTAATAGCACTAGGTGAAATAGATTTAGACATTTCACATATGTTTCGGAAAGGATCAGGCCCAGACGACTTTGTTCGTTCTGGGGATCCTATTAGAAAAGGTAAAACGCAAGAGGACCTCGCAAGAGCTATATCTGATCGCGGTTTACGAAAAGAAGTAAGAGATTTAGGGTTAGAACGCATGATGAATCGAATTGAGCAAAGAAGGGACGATCAATTACCTTTTCTTAAACAATTACCAAAAAACATTGAGAAGAAAGCAGATGGCGGTATTGCCGGTTTATCGGATCAGGCACGTGATATGTTTAAGGGTCCAAAAGGTATTGGCTCTTATGAATCGTTTATGGTAGGGTAACGAAAAGGAGTTACTATGGCTATTGAAAAAGGAATACCATCACAACTTGATGAAGAGGACCTCGCTGCCGAAGTGGAGTTAGAGGTTCCTGGTGCCATGGAGCCAATGTCTAGTATTGGTTTTGAAGGCGAAGCGCAGAATATGGATATAGAGATTACCGCTGAGGACGATGGCGGTGTGACCATTGACTTTGAACCCATCGATCAAAGGGGTGTGAGTGACGATTTTTATGCAAATTTAGCTGAAGAAATGCCCGATAGGGAGCTTGGACGCATAGCCGGTGAGCTTCTCAGCGAGTATGATGCTAATAAAGCCAGTCGTCAGGAGTGGGAAGACGCTTATGCTAATGGTTTAGAGCTATTAGGGTTTAGTTATGAAGAAAGAACACAGCCCTTTAGGGGTTCTTCAGGGGTAACACACCCACTTTTGGCCGAAGCGGCCACACAATTCCAAGCACAAGCGTTTAATGAGCTACTTCCGGCCTCGGGTCCCGTCCGAACAGCCATAGTTGGGGCCGAAACACGCGATAAACAGCAACAATCGCAGCGTGTACGCCAATTTATGAATTATTACATCACAAATGTGATGGAAGAATACACTCCTGAGCTAGATCAGATGCTTTTTTACCTGCCTTTGGCCGGTTCTACGTTTAAAAAGGTGTATTATGATGAAAATTTAGGCAGAGCAGTGTCAAAATTCGTGCCGGCTGAGCATTTAGTGGTGCCATATGAGACTTCTGACCTTGAAACCTGTCCAAATATTACACAAACGCTGCGCATATCGCTAAATGAGCTTAGAAAGAAGCAAATAGCGGGGTTTTATTTGGATATTCCGGTGCTTCCTGCACAGGCTGAGGGCGATTCTGTAAGCGATGAAATCAACAGAATAGACGGTATGACACCTAATCAGATAGATTATGACTGCACTTTGCTAGAATGTCATGTCGATTTGGATATAGAGGGATATGAAGAAAAAGATGATAATGGAGAGCCGACAGGCATAAAAGTGCCGTATGTGGTAACAATTAGTCAGGATAATGGACAGATATTGTCCATACGCCGTAATTATCGTGAAGATGATGATATGAAGCGCAAGATACAGTATTTTGTGCACTATAAGTTTCTACCCGGTTTTGGTTTTTATGGGTTGGGACTTATTCACACGATTGGCGGGTTGTCACGAACCGCCACAGCGGCACTGAGGCAGCTAATCGACGCCGGTACGTTGTCCAATCTTCCTGCGGGTTTCAAAGCCCGTGGACTACGGATCAGGGACGACGATGATCCGCTTCAGCCCGGTGAGTTCCGCGATGTGGACGCTCCCGGAGGGGCTATTCGTGACAGCCTAATGCCGCTGCCATTTAAAGGTCCTGACGGAACCTTATTTCAGTTACTAGGGTTTGTTGTTGATGCAGGACGTAGATTTGCCACCATCACGGATATGAAGGTCGGTGACGGCAATCAGCAGGCGGCTGTAGGTACAACTATAGCCTTATTGGAACAGGGTTCACGGGTAATGAGTGCGGTGCATAAACGTTTGCATTATGCGATGCGACTGGAGTTTAAGATCCTGTCAAGGGTGATGAGCGAGAGTTTACCGAGGGAGTATCCGTATTCTGTTGAGGGTGAGGATAGTGCAGTTAAGGCATCAGATTTTGACGATAGAGTGGATGTTATACCGGTATCGGACCCGAATGTCTTTTCACAGGCACAAAGAATTGCATTAGCGCAAACAAAACTACAACTAGCGGGAGCAGCGCCTGATTTACATAATATGTATGAGGTATATCGTGATATGTATGATGCGCTTGGGGTTAAGGACACAGACAGAATTATGCGGCGTGTACCGGATGAAGAGCCTGTTCCAAAAGATCCGGCACAAGAGAATATAGATGTTTTGGATATGGTGACCTTAAAAGCGTTCCAGGGACAAGACCATGAGTCTCACATCATGGCGCATTTGGTTTTTGGCGCGTCCCCTATGATTGCAAATATGCCTCCGGCAGCCATAGCGTTACAGAAGCATTGTATGGAACACGTGCAGATACAGGCGGAAGAAATGGCAATTATGGAAATGCGTAATCAAGGTCCCATGGCTCCTGAGCAACAGGAACTTATGATGGAAAGTATTAAGGCTAAATTTGTAGCGCAGGGTATGCAGCAGTTGAGACAACTATCACAACAGGCTTCGGGTCAGGGACCAGATCCATTGGTGCAGCTCAAGGAGAAGGAGTTGCAGCTTAGAGCACAGGCAGAACAGAACGATGCGCAGAACGATCAGGCGAAACTAAATCTTGATGCACAGAATCAGAGATTACGCGCCGATCAGTTCCAACAGCGGTTGGCAAGTCAGGAACGACAGACCGCAGCACGTATAGATGCAGCGATGCAAAGAGAATTTATTAAATCAAAAGGACAGTAATTATGGTAGATTATAGCCCTGAGAAAAAAAGTATGAGCGACTACTATAAAGAGTTTATTGGTAGAGGTGATGAGGCCGATAGAGATAGACGAACCCGTCGTAATAAAAGAATACGCACACAAAAAGAAAATAAACGTCTTAAGGAACGAAATGTAGATTTAAAAAAAGATGTAAAAGATCTCAAAAGCGGTCAATCACGCCTTACAGATCCTGCGGGTAAAAAACTGTATGGCGATCTAATAAAAAAAAGAACAGATGAAATACGTAAAAATCAATTTAAAAGAGCAATAAATTTAGGAAAAGGAGCCGTAAAGAAAGTTGGTCCACTAGGGTTTATTTCTACCCTTTTGAGTCCTACTCCTGCGTATAAGAAAGGCGGCAAGGTGAAGTAAACTTATGAAACTACGGGAAAAACTATGTTCGATCCAGTCACTATTTCTGCGGCTGTAGCTACCGCAAGTACGGCTTTTTCAGGTATTAAGCGTGCCTTTCAGGCAGGGCGCGATTTGGAATCTATGACACAGGATCTGTCAAGATGGATGGGTGCTGTGTCTGATGTGGATGCGGCGCATAAATCGGCAAAGAATCCTACTATGTTTCGTAAAGTATTTGGTGGGGGCACGGTAGAACAAGAGGCAATCGAGGCTTTTGCAGCAAAAAAGAAGCTTGAAGAGCAGCGATACGAGTTACAACAGTTTATTAAGTTTACGCACGGAACGGCTGCGTGGGATGAGCTATTACGTATGGAAGGGCAGATACGAAAGCGTAGGCAGCAGGAGATATATGATAAAAAGATATTTAGAGAAAAGGTTATCGGCATCGTGGCACTTACCGTTGTGCTTGCTGTTGGCTTGGGTCTTCTTGGCCTCTTCGTCTACTCCCTTATGGGACTCGACAGGGGATGGTTCGAGTAAATGTGTACGTAAACAAGGCGGTCAGGAAACATTTGAATGGCTTTGTGCACATGAAGGTGTGATATATTTAGCACAATCAGAAAATATTATTCAGTGTTTTAGCTGTTTTTTAAAAAAATTTAGTGACTGGACTTGGGAGCAGGAGATTAGACGCGGTGTTCGTGAAGATCCAAAATACGTAACGTGCAGACGATATAAAAGAAAAAAAGCCAAGAATGGACAACACGTTTGTCTATACAAAGGCGCAAATGATACTTATACTTTGGTTGTAGAGGGTGAGTGTCCCGTAGAGTTCCAATGCAAATATGAGCCGGGGGGTCAGGAACCTAATATAGACAGCGTAGTGGATTCATTAAATGAAAGCTTTAAAAAATGACACCAGAAACACTTAACAGATGGCAAATAGTTCCCAGATTTATGATGATTGTTATGACATTAGTTTACATAAGGTGCATAGAGTATGCGTTAGCACAACCAGAACTAAGCACACAGATGGCATCTCTGATATCGGTTGTAACTGGAGCGATGACAGGAAGTTTTGCCGTATTCATAAACAAAGAGTCAAAAGGAGGAGAGATAAAAGATGGCAGCAAGTAGAAGAGGAGATTTTGCTACTTTAACACATAGAGGTAGGCAGA